AGCGTGCACGACGAGCGGGGCCACGTCCTCGTCGGCGGCCACCACGCGCCAGGCCGGCAGATCGGCCTCGGCGAGCGGCCAGGCGCGCGAGGTGTAGACGCGGCTGCCGGCCAGCGCGAGCCCGCTGATGCGGGCGGCGATGGCGTCGATCACCTGGGCGGCTGCGAGTGCCATGGCTTCACCCGGCGGGGCTTTCGGCGTCGGCGCGGCGCTTCGGACGGGCGGGCGCCACCGCGGCTGCCACCGCGGCAAGCGGCGTGACGAGATGGCGCACGCGCTTGGGCAGATCGGGCGCTTCGACGGTCTCGCCAGCCTTGAACTGCACTTCGCGCGCCACCTGCCACAGGCCGTCGAGCGTGGGCCGCAGCGCGAAGCTGCGGGCCGCGGCCTGGGCCTCGGTGAGGCCGAGCAGCGTGCCCTTGGGCAGGCTGATCGGCTGCAGGACTCGGTAGCGCATGGCGACGCGGGCGTCCGGCGCGGGTCAGGTGTGGGTGACGAGGCAGGCGCGCTGCCAGTAGCCGTAGCCGACGTTGCGGATGGCCTTGACGCCGTAGAGGTGCTTCTTCTCCTTGAACTCGGTCTCGGAGCCCTCGGCGATTGCGCTCATCGACACGGGCTCTTCCTCCTGCCGGATCAGGGCCTTGGCTTCGGCGTCGGTGCGGAAGACGGCGAACTTGGTCGTCCACGTGAGCCGCGCGTTGACCGCGAGCGCGATCTCGAAGCCGCCCAGCGTGCCGAGCGTCATGATGCGGTTGGTGCGGCTGGTGGAGCTGTCGACGATGATCTCGCTGCCGATGGCGCCGGCGGCGGCGCTCATGTAGGGCACCGGCACCATCACCGTGAACTGGCGGGCGTTCTCGTTCATCGGCTCGCCGACATCGTCCTTGAAGCCCATGATGGCTTCGATGCCGAGCAGGATGGAGGTTTCCATTTCGCCCGCGGTCGGCGCCGTGGTGGTGGCGATGTTGCTGCTGATGTCGTTGGACAGCGTGCCGGAGTCGCCCTCGCTGTGGTCGGTATCGAAGAAGAACTGTCCGTCGTAGCAGGTGGCGGCCTCGCCGGCGATGATCAGGTCGGTCAGCAGCTTGGCCCAGTGCGCGTTCGTGCGCTGCGCAAGTTCGCGCACGCGGACCATGACCTGGCCGGTCTTGTCGCGGCGGATCTCGTCGACGAGCACCTCGAGGGTGGCCTCGAAGGTCTTGTTGACGATGGTCAGGCCGTTTTCGCGGAAGCCCTTGGCCAGGCGGCCGCCGACCCATTCGCGCATGGCCGGCACCATGCCGAGCCATTTGTAGGTCTCGGACTCCTGGTTGCTTTCAAACAGGTTCGAGCAGGGCCCGACCCACATGCCGCCGAGATCCTGCTCGAGCGAGGCATAGAACTCGCCGATGATGGCGCGGCTGGAAAGTGCTGCGGCTCCCATGGGGGCTCCCTATTCCGTTGGGGTGATCAGATCAGAGGTCAGAGCGAGCGCTGGTACAGCGCCTCGAATGCGACGATGCAGGTCGTGCCGGAGACCCAGCGCTGGACCTTGCCGATGGCGGTGTTGCTGGTCGAGGTCAACGTGAAGGTGTCGTCGTCCGACGCGTAGACCGTTTCGCTGACATCGGCCGCGCTCGCAACGCCGGTGACGGCCAGCTGGATGCAACCGCGGGTGCGCACCCGCACGTTGATGGCGCTGGCCGCACCGGCCGAGTTGTCGGCCGTGCGCTCGGCGAAGCCGAGGAACGGGTCGGCAGCGACCAGCGGCCGGGCCAGGCCGGAGGCGTTGTCGCCGACGGCGGCGCCTTCGTAGATGATGTCGGCCGCGATCATCGGCAGGTCTTCCATTTCGCCGAGCTGGTACGTGCGCGGCTTGGCGGCGGCAAGAGTGGTCATGGCGTCAGGCTCCTTGCTTGTTCATGATCCGGGCCACGCCGCGCTCGCTGGCGCGGACGTAGGCGGTGTAGGCGGCGAGCGAGCCGAACTCGGCGTGCAGCTTGCTGTCGCGCTTCCACGCGGCTTCGCAGCGCTGCTCGACGGGCAGGTTCGGGTCTTCCTGCGCGTCGGCGCCGGCCGGCGGCTGGTAGGCCGGCGTGACGGACGCCGGCACCGGCTGCGGTGCATCGGCATGCAGGGCCTGGCCGGCCGCGGCGCGCACGCTGCGCTCGGCCGTGAGCACGGCGATGGCGGCCTCGGGGCCGGTGGTCTGGCCGTCGGCGGCGAGCCGCGCGATCAGCGCTTCGTGCCCGGGCAGGCACTGGGCCTGCACGGCGGCGATGCGTTGCCGCTCGGCGGCGGCGCCTTCGGCCTGCAGCGCGACCAGCAGGTCGGGCGCTTCGGCCGCGAGTTGTTCACGGGTGATTGCCATCGATGGCCCTTTCGTTGCCACTGCCGCGCGGCGGCGGCTGTTGAGTTCGGCGACCAGGTCGTCGAGCGTTGCGATCCCGTCGGCCAGGCCCGCGGCCACGGCCTGCGCTCCCTGGAAGATGCGGCCTTCGGCCATGCGCTCGAGCACGGCCTCGGGCGTGACGCCGCGCTGCTGTGCCACCGCCTCGACAAACAGGCTGTAGGTGTAGTCGACCTGCTCCTGCATCGTGGCGCGGCCCTCTTCGGTCAGCGGCCCGTACTGGCTGGCCACGCGCTTGTACTTGCCGGCGGTAATCTCGGTCGTGCGTAGGCCGCGCTGCGCCTCGGCGCCGGACACGTCGACGTGGGTTGCGACGACGCCGATGCTGCCGACGGCGGTGGTGGCGTCGGCGATGTAGACGCGGCCGGCGCCGGCGGCCGAGCCGATCCAGTAGGCGGCGCTCGCCATGCTGCCGCCGCCGAGGGTGGCGATGGGCTTGCTCTCGGCCGAGGCGGCGATGAGGTCGGCGAGCGCCTGGGTGCCGTCGACGGTGCCGCCGGGGCTGTCGATCTGCAGCACGATGGCGTGCACGGCGGGGTCCGCGATGGCCTGGCGCAGGTCACGCGCGAGCAGCTCGCTGCTGGTGCCGCCGCTGATCTGCATGAAGAGGTTCGCGCGCTTGGCGATCACGCCTTCGATCGGGAGCACGGCGACGCCGTCGAGGATGCTGTAGCCCTTGGGCTGGTTGTCGAGCGGGCGGCCGAGGCGCTGCTCGACGGCTGCGATGTCGATCTTGTCGCCGCGCAGGTGGGTGGCGTAGATGGCCTGGATCTCGCGCAGCTTGGTCGGCTCGATGGCCCACGGCGAGGTCAGAACGTCCAGCAGCTTCATTGGCGCGGCATGCTAGGAGGCAGGCTGTGCCAGAGACAGCAGACATTGGCACGACCTGCGGCGGTGGCGGCTGGGCTCGGGCATGGCCCGCGCGGCCGGCGCATGGCCAGGCGGGCGCGGGCTCGGCGGCTTCAGTTGGTGCGGGCGAGCGCGAGCACGGCGAGCGCGCCGTCGTCGACAGCGAGCACCGAGCGAACGACGTAGGTCGCCGCGCCGATGGCGAGCGCGTCGCCTTCGGCAATGGCCGGCCAGGTGCCGACGGGCACGACCACGGCGGGGCCGGAGGTGGCGACGCCCATCGATTCGACGACGGCGCCGTTGGCGTCGAAGATGGCGGGCGCGGCCGGCGCGGCGCTGCCGCCGGCCGGGGTGTGAACCACGTCGACGGCAAACTCGGCGGTGTTGAAGAAGACGGTGAAGTCTTCGGTCATGGCCATGGCGTCCTCGCCTGCAGGTGCATCATCTGGTCGAGCAGCTGCTCGACGGTGGGTTTGCGGGTGATCTTTGGCAGGCCGAAGGCGGCCGCGCGCGGCGCGATGCCGTGCAGGCCGATGGCGGCGGCGGGCACGCCGACGGCGGGCAGGCCGAAGGCTTCGGCGCTGGCGATGCCGGGCGGGCGTAGCGTGATCGGTTGCGCGGCGGGCGGCGGCTGCGGCAGCGGCGGCTGCTGGGCCTTGCCGGCCAGCTGCTTGAAGGCCTTGCGTTGGCGGGCGAGCCGCGCGGCCGTAAGGGCCGGGCCGGCGCTGCTGTTGACGGCTGGCAGGCCGAAGGCTTCGTCGCTGGCGATGCCGGTGCAGTCGATCTGCACGTCGCCGCCGAGCTGCACGAGCGGCAGGCCGAAGGCCTCGGCGGTGTCGGCGTAGCCGCCGGTGACGGTCGCGGCGACGAT